GGTAAAAGCCATCAGGCAACCCCGTTATTCTGCGGCAGCGGTGCCACCCGGAACTGCCCACTGCGGTACGCATCACTGCGCTCCAGACCGTCACCCAGACGCTTGGCCATATTCAGCGCTTCGGCATACCGCTGCGCATACAGCGCCATCATGTCGGTCTCGCCCTTCATGTAGGTGTACGCCTCGACCAGCGAGCCATACAGCAGCACCGAGTCAAAGTTGTCGCCCAGCCAAGTCTGCCCGTCCGCTGCCACCGTGATGGACTCGGGATAGAAGAAGTAGTGAAGCTCCACCGAGTACTGGCTGTCCGGCGTGGGGCCCAAGATGAACGACAGTTCATCCGTCAACACCGGGTTGGGGCTGCCTGTGGTCGTCGGACCAAATAGCGCGTAGTACTTGGGGGTGCCCGTGCTGGCCGGGTTGGGGTACGCCTGCCGGATGAAGTTCACATCCTTGTTGAGCAAGTACTCGTAGTTGCCATCGCTGTCGATGACGGCCATCGAATACACCGACAGGAAGTCGGTGGGGGCAGACAGGTACTTGTTCCCGGAGGTCGTCGATCCTGTGACGTTTTTGCGCAGCGACGGGAACTGCACCGAGTTGTAGATGCGCTGCTCGGCCTGCTTGATGAACGTGTTGATGATCGACGGGGTGGTCCCGTAATCAAACGTGTTCTCAGTGTAGTCCTGAATCGCAGTGACCAACTCGGCGTAGTTCATTCAATACCTCAAGCCATCGGGCCGCGAGCCATCACGCCTTTGGTAGCCGCGCCAGTGCCACGAATCTTGATGCCAGAGGTTTTGGTCTCCGGATAAGGATTCGTGCGCTCGGTGGCGACGGACACGTTCTTGCTCAGCGCTTCTTTGACCGGCATGGTGCCCGCAGGCTCCAGCGGTTTGTACGTGGGGTTGCGATAGGTGGCCATGTCAGGCTCCTTTGCGACCGGGGCTGCGCTGGTTCATGACCTTGGCCATGTTGCGCCCGTACTTGAGCATGTCGCTGTTGGTCTTGCCACCAGCGCGCAGTTTGGTCGGGGCTTTGCCCGGGTGCATATTTTTCTCGTGCTTGCGCACTGCGGTTTTAGCGTCCATGTTCGACTCCTTATGTCGTGACTACCTCGACTGTACCAATTTGCACGGTGGAAACCAAGTCGTTTGGAGTAAGCGCCGCATCGAAAAACGACGCACCCCCCACCGGGTTCCACCCCCACTGAATCACGCGGCTACCACCAGTGGTAAAACCGTCCGGGCCCGTGCCCGCGATTCGATACGTGCTGTCCGGACGCGGATTGCGCAGCGCCTGCGGGTCGTCCACCGGATACATGCCCAACTGCAACTGCGGCTGGTCGGGGTCCCAGCACGTCGGGCAAACCAAAAGTTGGTACCTTTTAGTTTTAACAATCTCGGTCTTCAACTCCGTCAGCTTATAGCGCTGCCCGCACCGATCGCACATCGCGATGGCGTTTTTGCCGGAGGCGAACCGATTGGCCATTAGGTGCCGCTACCCAAGTACTGGCGGCGCGGCACAAAACGCACGGCTGCCTTCTCCCGGTCCTCGGTGGCGGCGATCTCCCAAGCCTCGTCGTACTGGGCCTTGAGGGACTGCATGCGGTCCATGGCTCCCGGCACCTTCATCGACAGGTAGTAGGCCAGACCCGCCACCATGCAGGGAAGGAACCGGAACGGCATGTCCATCGTGTTGGTGCCGTTGCCCGCGTCCTGAATGCGGCGCAGCCGCCAATAGACCAATTGGTAGGTCTGGCTGTCGTCCGGCACCGGCCACACAGTAAAGCGCGGGGTGTTCAGGCGCTCGATCCAAATCTGGATGGGGCGGCCTTGCTGGAGCTTGTTCGGGATCGTGGCGTAGGTAGAAACACTGATCCGCGTGATGGTCAGGTCAGCCTGCGTTGCCACGTTGCCCGCACCGGTGCGGATCACATGCTCCAACAAGTCCACCGTGTCAGTGGGCAGGTTGTAGGTGGCGGTGCCCGGAGTCAGGGTCTGGGTGCCCTGCTCGAACGTCCACATGTTCACGCCCCGGTTGGCCCAGTCGGCAAACAGCAGGTTCAAAGACCGCCGAGCGGTCTTGAGGTCATAACCCGTGCGAAGCTCCGAACCGCAGCGCTCGAACGCTTCCTCCACGATCTCCGCGAGATCGAGGTTAAATGTTGCGGTGCCAGAAGTGGCCATTATCGGAACCTCGCTGTTTTCGCCGCCACCTTGGGTGGCTGCTTCACGAATTGTTTTCCGGCTTTTTTGCCAGCGCGTTTCGCACGCGTTGTTGCAGCGTACTCAGCAGGGCTGAGGCTTTTGATCGCAGACTCTGGAAGATACCGTTCACCCGTGTCAGAAGAGCGTTTGCCACTTTTAGTCCTCCACTTTTGCGCGGTCCAGTCTTTGAGCGACTGCTGCGGAGCCTTCACTTGTAGCCCCCACCCTTGGCCTTGTACTGCTTGGCCAGAAGCTGCGCCTTGCGCGCTGACCACTGCCCTGCGGCAGTACCCTGCGTAGCGGACGCCTTGATCTTTTCGAACAGCGACTTGCGCATGCCCGGGTTGGTGTAGTTGCCAGCCTCGTTCACCTTGGACGTGCTACCGCCCTCGGCGTACTGCGTGAAGTCAGTGTCGTCGCGACGAGCTTTTTTCACACCCTTGGGCATTTTGCTCGGAGCGATCGCACCCATTCCTCGGCTGGCCATCATGGTTACACCATCCTGCCTTTAGTGTGGCCCTTGGTAATGCAACCGTCCGCGCGGGTGACGCCACCCTTTTTCATCTTTGATACGGTGCCAACATTGCCCACGGATGCAGCCTTGGCTTGCTCAGCTTCTTGCGCATCCTGTCGTTGCGCATTCCGCGCAATCATCGCGGGGATCATGCCCCCAAAGCCTTGCGAAATTGCTTTGCCCATAGCGCCTTTGCCAGACGCCATTGCTGCAATAGGAGAAACATCTTCAATTCTCAAGCCCATATCACACCATCCTTCCGCGAGTTTTGCCGCGCTGCGCGCAACCATCCGCCGCCTTGACGTATCCACCCGCCGCCATCTTCTTAGGCTCAGCGCTGAACATCTTGGACGCCATGTCCATCGACTTGGTGGTGTGGCTAAGTGACGGCTTTGCAGGCTCCGTCAGCATGTCCTCATACATCTTCTTGGCGGACTTCATGGTGGCCATGGTTACACCATTCGGCCCTTGGTCTTACCGCGCTGTGCGCAACCATCGGCACGTTTAGAGGCCGTCATGCCGCCACTCTTAAAAGTCGGCGCGCGCTCATCTTCTGCCGATTCGGCCAGCAAATCCGTTGCGGACGGACCGCCTTGACCACCACGTCCAGCGCCACCACCGATACCACCGCGCCCAACATAACCACGAGACGTGGCACGAGGGCCGCGCATAGTGTCGCTGTCACGCGGAACGTAGTTCTCGGATTTGGCCCGCTCGCCCGCGCGCGAGGAAGAGTCGCGGGGGACATACACACCGGCTTTAGGCGAAGACGCGTCGCTGTCACTCGCCATCTTGGTGTTGTACTTTTTGCCGCCAAACTCGAATTCTTTAAGGCCGGACTTGCGGGCCTCGGCGAATGCTTTACCAAAAGCGGAAGTTGCCATGTTTTTACTCCTAGATCAGCAGGCTTTGCCGCCGCGCTTCATGACGACCATTTTGCCCTTGGTCTTACCCTTGGACGCGACGCCATCCTTGCTGGGGGCGGCGGTGCGCACAGCGCCCATCTTGGCCATGCCGCCGCCAGCCATCTTCTTCATGCCCTTCATCTCGCCCATCTCATGCTTGATCATGGATGCGGGAGCGCCCTTCTTTTTCATGAAGGACACTTCTTTTTTAACCATCGCCTTGGACTCTTTCATGTCGCCACCTTCTTTAAACTTGCGGCCCTTGTCCGCGTTGAGGAAATCTTGTCCCACGCTCGACGGGACCCCTGCCTTCTTGGCAAACGCGGGGTTCTTGGCCACCGCAGCCATGAAATTGTGCTGCTTCTTACTGACGCTCGGCATCGTCGGCTTTCTTGCGCCGAATAATTTCGGCAAACGGCTTGCCCGCAACCATCTCGGCGATCCGCATGCCTGTCCAAATAATTGTGAACAGCGCAGCAACAGAAGGCAGCAACTGCACGAGAGTGCCGATAGCGGTAACAACCGACAGGCCGTCGCCAACCTGTTTTGCAAGCTCAACGTTTTCCTGCTTCATGTCAGCAATTCCATGCCCGCAACGACTTGTTAATCCGGGAGTTTGGGTCTTTCGCGGTCTTGGCCGAGGTGAGCTTCTTCTTCATGCCACTCATCCTCGCGCAAAAGGAGTCGCGCCGTTTGCCGCCCTCGGGTTGCGGAGGTTTTAGGTTCATCCCTTGGGCCTTCGCAGAGGCGCGCCCCTTGGCGTTCAGACCACCTTTGGGGTTCTTGCCTTCTTTGCGAGTCCATGCGGGCGACTTAGCCATAGAAGATCGTGACTGCGGCGGCATCACCCGTGTCGCAGAACACGCCGTTATCGGCTCGAATGCCTTCGCCGGGAATCACCACGGTGTGGCAGCCAGCAGCAGTCACGCCGATGCGAAGCAGCACATTGCCAGAAGCGGCAGATGCGTTGTCATAAAACGTGACGGGGTTAGCGCCGCCGGTGGTCACGGAGACATACGCCCCCTTGATGCGCACCGGATACGTAAGCATCGCCGCGTCTGCCGCCGTGTAGGCGGCTTTTACGTCATATTGCATGGCCATGTCGGCCTCCTATTAGGCGATGGTGACGCCGCGAGAACCGATGATTGCCCAACCAGCGGCAGTGTAGACCAGCATGGCGCTGTCGCCAGCAGCAGTGAACGTGATCGTTGCAAAGCCCAGAGGGGTGGTGGGGGTCAGAACCGCCGAGCCACCATCCACAACGTGCGTGATGACCTTGATCTCACCCACAGTGCCGTCAGCCAGAGTCAGGGCTTGAGCCGAGCCAGTGGTGGTCAGAGCAGTGAATGCGTTGGTAATGTCCACAGCGCCAGCGCCAGACAGCGACTGAGTGCCCAGAGTGACATCGGTACCAAAAGAGGAGTTGACGGTGACTGCACCAGTGGTGGAGTTAACCGTGATGGACTGGAAACCGTTTTGTGACCGGACCGGTCCGTTGAAAGTGGTATTGGCCATTTGAACCTCACATGCGATTGAGGTGCTGCTGTCTGCATGTCGTCAGGCCGGGACCTGTCAGCAACACCGGATGACCCCGGGTTTGGGGCAATATAACCCAAAAGAAAAAGGGGCACAAGGCCCCTTTTTCACAGTCTTCCTGAAGATCAGGTCGAACCGGCAGAACCCCACATGCCGAGGGGATCGGACCAGCCGAAGCTGTAACGCTCGCGAGCCTTGTAACGGACGTTGCCGGTGTCAAAGTCGCCGTCCATCGAGGTGGACAGAGCCACACGCTCGAAGTGCTTCAGGCCGTTGGGAACGTCAGTGGTCAGGAACCAAGCGTTCGGGTCGGTCAAGAAGTGGTTGACGGTGTAGCCACCGGAGATGGTGCCCATCTGCTTGATGGCGTTGATGTCGTTGTCAGCGGTAGCGACACGCAGTTCGGTGTCCAGCAGACGCTTGGACTGGAACATCAGG